TTCCCTGGTGGCGTCGGAGACGGCCATGACCATTCCCGCCAGGGTCCAGTCGGCGAGGTTGACGGTGAGGCGTTGATCGAGGACCGCCAGACCGGTGGCGACCTTCAGCCGGGTGTAGAGGCTGTGCCCGTCGAGGGCGTCGCCCTCCCCTCTGGCGCGGGCTGCGTGGGCTTCCCGGATGGCCTGGACGATCGGCTCCGGGATTGGCAGGACGACGCGGCCTGAGCGGTCCTGCCGCGCCCCCGGGATGTGTTTGACGACCGCCAGGGGTGCGGTCCAGCGCCACGGCTCCGGCTCCTCCGGGGGTGTGGCCGTGATGTGGGGATCGGTGACGGGGAGCCACAGAAAACGCTGCGGGGTGCCGCCTCCGGCCTCGGCATCGGCCAGCAGCCAGTCGGCACGTTCCGGCTGGATACCGACCGACAGGCCGAGCCGATAGGAGTGGGCGGGCAGGATGATGCGTCTCGTGGAGTCGGCGTACTGCATGCCGAGGCGTTCCCCGGAGTAGGCGGAGCGCAGCTGCGCCATCAGGGTGGATCCCCGCCTGGACTGGATCGCGGCGACCTGGTCGATTTCGGGGGAGGTGAACAGCACCGACCTGCGATCCCACTGGAGCGGATCGTCGTGCGGAGGTTCGCCCTTCTTCGGCTGGGGTTTGGGGTGGGCGTAGGCGTGGGTGATGCCCTCGCCCGATCCGAGGGGTGCGGAGTGGAGCGCCGGCCAGGTACAGGCGTCGGCCGCGGCCGCCTCCGATGCACCCTTGCCTGCCCCGGAGGGTCCGACGAGGCCGACCAGGAGGTTGAGGGATCCGGCGCCCCCGACGATGGGCGGCAGGACGACGTGCGGGGCCACGGCGCCGACGGCCCTGAGGAGACATCCGCCAAGCACCGCCCAGGGTGCGGCCATCCGGGAATAGGCGAAGCGGTTGATGTGGGTGAGCACGTCGCGGGCCCGCCAGAAAAGCTGTCCCTCGTCGGGGGCGAGGGCTTGGGCGCTGACTTCTCGTACGTCCGGATCGGGGATGTCGGGTGCGGGAATGATGCGGGGCGTCCTGATGCCTGAACCGATGCCGGAGTTGAGGGTTGCGCGGGTCTCGGCGCGGCCGAGTCCGATGCCGAGAGCGGTTGCCTCCAGGGCTGCTCTGATTTCTTCCTCGGAGATGTGGGGGATCAGTTGGGCGCAGGAGAAGGCGGCGACGTTGAGTTGATGATTGCGGCCACCTTCCGGGGTGGTGGCCAGGATGTCGCGTTCTTTCCGGAGCGCGGCCAGTGCGTAGCGTCTGGCGTGCTCCGTGTCCGTCGTGTCCGTCGTGGCCGTCGGCACCGTCGACGCGCCGGCGGTGGGTTCGGGCCTGGCCCACAGGTCGGTGAACTTCATTGTGCTTCACCTGTCTGCGCCTGGGGGTTGATGAGGTCGATGCGGAGGGGCTTCAGCCACCAGTAGCGGCCCTCCGGGGTGGTGGAGGGTGGGGCGACGACGTAGCCGCCCTGACCCCTCCAGTCCATGCCGGGGGCCATGTGGGTGCGATTACCCCTGCCTGTGGCGGGAACGTAGATGTGTCTGCCGCCTCGTCGGGGGGTGACGACCACGCCGAGGTTGTCGGGACGCTCGTCCAGGCAGGCCCAGGTGTCGACCCCTTCCCAGCCGTCGAGGTCGGCGACGTCGACCAGGAGCCCGGTGGCGAGGCCGATGTTGCAGGTGAAGTCCCGTTGCCACCAGGTGTTGATCTGCTCGGGGTCGATGGTGGCGTTGTGGCAGCCGTTGCGGGTCGCCGGGAGTTTCGTGCCCGGTTTCAGGGGAAACACGGCGAGCCCGTTGCTTGCGTACCACAAGGCTGCCTGGTGGAGGCTGGCTGTTGCCGGGGGTGGTTGGGGGGTGTAGCGGTCGCGGCGGTCGCATTCGTCGCGGATGATCTCGACGAGTTCCTGGTGGCCGACTCGGAGGGCCTGGTCGAGTTGCTGTTGGAGCTGCTCGTCGCTGACCTGGTGGTACTTCATGTTGCCTCGAGGATGTTGTTCTTGTTCGGGGTTCGGCCGGATTCGACCCCGCCCGGAGCGGGCCGGGCGGGACGGAGCCCTTCCGAAGGAGGGTTCAGAACGGGGCGACCGCCGTGGGCTGCTGCACCTTCACGGCGCCGGGCAGGGGTGCGACGGGTGCGGGGTTGAGGTCGACCGCCGGGGCCTGCTGGGTGCCGGCGCCGCGTGCGATTTCCAGGGAGAAGATCTTCGCGGTGCCGTTGGCGGTCTTGGCATTGCCGGAATGGGTGACGCGCAGGACGTCTCCGATCGCGGGCTGGGCGGCGAGCATGCCGCGGCGCAGATTGGCCTGACCTGCGGTGATGGTGACGGTTTCCCCGACCTGGAAGTCGGAGCGCTCGCCGGCCTTGTTGAAGGAGGAGCAGGGCTCGACGAGCCGCAAGGTGATCTGCGGGCAGGTGGCGCCGGAGAAGTCCTGCCCCCCGGTGGCGCTGTAGTCGATGACCTCGCCGGTGACGATCTGACCGGGGGAGTCGTGCCATCCGATGAAGGCGCCGGCGGGAACGTTGACGGTCTCGAACTGGTAGGTGGACATGATGATTGATGATCCTTTCGGGTTAGTTGGTGAGTTGTTGCAGCCGCTGTTTCGCGGCTGCGGTGTGGGCGTCGGTCCAGGCCTTCTGGGACCGGCCCCACAGGTCGAGGAGCGCCTCACGAGACGGCGAGGCGGCGATGGCGGCGTGCAGGGCGGCGTCGACGGCCTGCTGTTGCGGATCCGGCGCGGCCGGTCGTGGGCCCGGGGCGGGGGCGACGTCGACATCGAGGTCGGTGAGCAGGTTCTTGCGCTTCCTCCACTCGCGGACTCGGGTGCACACCTGAACGGCTTCCCAGCCAGCCTCGAGATCCACCCAGTGAAGCCCCACCTGGGCGGTGTCGGAGTCGAGGGCAATCACCAGCCCCTTGTCGGTGCGGGCGCTGTGGGGCTGGCGTCGCCCCGTTTCGGGGTTGTAGAGGTTGCTGCGGGCGTAGACGGCCAGCTGCATCGCTACCTTCAGGGCTCCGTACTTCAGGGTTGCGGGACCGGTTTTCAGGTCGCACACGAAGGGTCCTTCCTCGCCCGCCACGGAGGGGGCGATCAGGTCAGGGGTTCCGCCGACCTGGAGGTCGTCGTGCACGCAGAACCGTTCGACGGTGCGGGGGAAACCGAGCAGGCGTTCGACGCGGCGATAGGCGTCGACATGGGGCTGGTACTGGGCCGGGATGATGCCCGGATCCTCACGCCGGTTGATGCGCTCGATGTAGGCGTGCAGGGCGGTGCCGATCGTCGCCTTCGCCGAGGCCTTCGCGGCCTCGATGGCGGATTCACACAGCTCGTTGAGCTGGACCTTGTTGCCATCCGGGTCGGACGCCATGGAAGCGGCCGCCAGGTGCAGGTCCGGGCGGGATGCGATACCGACGGCAACCATTCTCTGCATCCACTTCTGGAGGTTGTACTTGTCCTCCAGAACGTCGATGTAGGTGGTGCAGCGCGTGTACGGGACAGGCTTGCCACCCCCGGGGGGAATGACAAGGGGGCGCTGCCAGCGGTCACGGCCCACCTCGACGGGCTTGAAGGTGGGCGTGGTCATGCCTGATCACCCACCGGGGCGAAGAAGCTGAGTTCATTCATGAGATGGTTTTCCTTGTTCGTGTTCGTGTCTCCGACAGGGGCAGGGCTGCATCACGCGATTCCGCTTGGTACTGCCGGTCTGGATTTCCCTGGGGCAGGCGCCGTCATGGGGTCGGTGCCCGCACCATGTGCAGAGGCCTGTCATTGCGGCTCCCGGCGTTTCAGCACGGCCTCGATGGCGTCGGCGAGTTCGTGGGCGCCGTCCGACAGGCCCGCCAGGTAGCGGCGGTAGCCGACGGTCACAGCCGCGCCCTCGGGGCGGGCATCAACGGCTGCGATGCTGGCAAGGCGTCCGCTTGTGTGACGGTGCATGACTCGCCTGACCTCTTCTGTCAGCGCTTGCACGCTCACCGCTTCCATCACCCCCACCTCCCGAGGAGCCGATCGGCGGCGGCGACGGCGAGGGCGTAGGCCTGCCAGATGTCGGAGTGGAAGCCGTAGAACCATCCGGGCTGCTTCTTGGTGCCCTTGCCGTGATTGGGCTGCCCGGCGGCGAAGCGGTCGACGAGGGCCTGCCTGATAGTGGCGTCGTTCGCCCTGGGGCTGTGGCAGTGGTGGAGTTTCACGTCGCGCCGGTACACGAGTTCCGGTTCCCTGCCGGTGGTCCGGGTGAGGATCTCCGCGAATCGCCCGATCCACACGCACGTCTCGAACACTTCCCGGCCCACGGGCATGCCGTAGGAGGCGACCATTTCGATGCTGGCCTCGGTGCCGATGGGGTCCTGGTCGGTCAGCAGCCGGTGGCGCAGTTCCCGGTTGGGGAGTTTCTCGTAGTTGACGGGGAAGCAGGTTTCGGTGCGGATGAGGGCGTAGGCGGAGTTCTCGTTCCCGGGGTCGATGCCGAGGACGTATTCGGCGGTTGCGGCGGTCACGGCTCTTCCTTCCATTCCTCGAGGGCGTTCAGGGCGGCTTCGGCGGTTTCGCACGGCCATGTCTGGCAGCAGGTGGTGCAGTAGCGGTAGCCGGGCAAGCCCGGGTCGTCCCAGGTCACGGCGGAGGGGTGATGCGGTTCCGGGGCGTGGATCCGGCCATACTCGTCGGTGTTCACGATTCGGCCTCCCAGTTGCGGAGTTGGGCCAGCCACCAATGGGCTTGTGTCTGGTATCCGAGGAGGCCCCGGCGACGGAATGGCCGCCACCACGGCGTCTGACGCCTCTCTCGCTTGGCCCTGTCGATCTGCTCGAGGAGCATTTCCCTGAGCTCGGCCAGGGAAGGTTCGCGATTACTCATCGTCGGCCTCCTCGACGAGGGCCTGGAGGAAAGCCCGGGCTGCGGCGATCACGTCGGTCTTGGTCTGGAAGCCGTTTGCCGTCAGCGGTTCGATGTGGCCCACGAGGTCGTCCATTGTCGTGTAGACGGCCGCATGGCGCGGATCCTGTTGGGAATCATCTCCGGACAGGCGCGGCCATTCGACGCTGTAGCGGCATCCGTCGCAGTCGATGGTGAAGGTGGCGCTTTCGTCGCTCATGCCGCACCCCCGCGGCGCAGCGCATCCTCGGCGGCCTGCCCGACGGCGGAGCCGAGGATCGTTGCCGGTATCCCGGTCGCTGCCGACGCGGCGGCAATCGCCGCGGACAGCAGGGGGATCAGATCCGTGGCGGTGCCCAGGTCGAGGGCACGGACCGCGATGTCGCCGCGGTCGTCGAGGCTGGCCACGAAGCGAAGCGACCGGGAGGTGATCCGTTCGCCGCCGGGCAGCAGCTCGACGAGCCGGAGGTCCCTGTTGGCGGGAGTCATGCCCCCACCTCCTCGCCGGCGCAGGGGTGGGCGACGGCAGCCGCCAGGGCGAGCTCATCGGTGTGGCCGGTGCCGGCCGCACCGCAGCGCAGGCAGCGCCAACGCCACCCGAGGCCGACGCGCTCGAAGGCGATGTAGAGACCGCGTCGAGGGCTTTCCTCCGACTCCGGGTCGAGGGGTTCGAGGGCGTGGAGCATGGCGCGGCGTGGCGCGGGGGACGGGATGATTGCGGTTGTCATGACTGACTTCCTTCGTTGGATGTGGCGGTTGTGGATGGTGGTGGTCATGACCACCAGCCGAGGAGTGCGCCGCCGACGATGACGGCGACGAGGGCCGCGGTGGCCAGGGAGCCGGCGATGATGACGGCCAGGTCGAACAGGTCGTATCCGAGGGGGTCGGGCTGAAGTTTCATGCCGCGGCCGCCTTCCGGAAGGAGTGTCCGATGAGGTGCGCGCGATGCTTGATGGCAGTCTTGGTGCGGCCGGGAAGCATCGCCATGGCGTTGCGCAAGTTGGTGCAGCCGCGCAGCAGCCGGTCCTCATGTTTGGCCCAGGGGATGCACGGCCGGGTGGGTCCGAGGACGCGGCGGCGCTTTTCGATCGCACCCGTGCTGCGCCCCAGGATTCCGGCCGCCTCTGCGGCGCTGAGTCCGGCATGGGCGAGCAGCCAGGCATCCTCCTCGGCGGTCCACCGAGGGCGTCGCTGCACGGGCGCCTTCCCCGGGGTCTCCGGGGTCGTGACGATCGCGGGCGCTGTCCCGCCGGCGTGCCGGCGTGCCCACTCCTGGGCGGTGCGCAGGCCTTCGCAGGGGCGCTTCGGGTTGCACCACCGTGGATCGGTGCAGGGCGGATCGCACTCGACGGCCTCCCCGCAGGCTGTACACCCCGCGCAATGGCGGATGGTTGCGGCCTTGAGGGCCGCGGCGCCGCCGGGCAGCCACGGGTGCAGATCCAGCTCCTTGCCTACGGGGCTGCGGGCAATTCGCCAGTGCGCGATGCGGACTTCGTGGATGCTCATGCCGCACCTCCGTCGGCTCCGCCGAGCCGCGCCCTGGCGACGTCGAGTGCACTGCGTCCGGGCTCGATGTCGAAGAACCCGGCCAGCACGGCCAGGGCCTGCTCGGTCAGGGCAGTGGTGGCGGGTCCCTCGAGGCCGAGGAGGAGGACGTCGCCCATGATGGGGCCGGGGTAGAGGGTGGAGGCGAGCATGTTGAGGCGCTTGTCCTCCAGCAGGCCCTCCTCGTTGATGATCATGGCGACGTTCTCGATGGGGGTGCGGACGAGTTCGATCCACTGGCAGCCGATGAGTTTCGCCATGGCGCGGGTGTCGCCGGGCCAGACCTGGATGCGCTGGACGGGCCGGTCGGCGTCGGCGGGCAGCAGGAGCCCGGTGGCGGGTTGGGTCTGGGTCATGATGCCGTTTCCTTGGGGGTGAGGCCGAGCATGTCGGCCAGGTCGATTGCGTGATGGCGGGTGAGGGTTCGCAGGGCGGCGAGTCTCTGCGTCTCGGTGATCTCGGCCGGCGGGATGAGGTCGCGGACGATGACGGTCTCGTCGAACTCCGGTCTTGTGCGGTTCATGCGATGCCCCTCAGCGGGTTGTCCTGTTCGGCGCGCTGCTGGTAGGCGGCGACCGAGTCGGTGTAGATGCGGATCTTGTGCACGCGGGAGCCGGGACGGGTGCGGATGGCGTACCCCCCGAGTTCTCCGGCGCGCCACATGGCGGCGACGTTCTTGGCGGTGGTGCCGATCAGTTCGGCCGCCCGGGCGGTGGACATGGTGGGTCTGGGTCCGAGGTTGGTCACAACAGGCGTCCTTCCTCGGCGCGCTCGATCGTCAGCTCGTTCTCGTCCAGGAGTTCGGTCAGGACGATGCTGCGAAGTTCGAGCCGATGGTCGTGGCAGATCCAGGCCTTCCCGACCCGATGCCAGTCGTCTTTGTAGGCGTCGAGGTAGTCGCCCTTGAAGTCCTTGTCGCATGCGGCGCAGACGATGGTGAAGTGGTGTCCGCAGTGCTCCATGTACTCGCGCACCAGGGCATGGCCGCCCCGCTGCCACATGCAGTGCCGGCAGCAGATGGCCACGGCCTTGGGGGGCTCGCTCTGGTCCAGCAGGGTGGTGACCTCGGGGCGCCGGCACTGGGGGCAGGGCCGGGGGGTGGTGACGCCGATCAGGTCGGCGACGTCGGTTCCGTTGCTGCTCATATCAGGGTCTCCTGTACGGGCTCCGGGGCGGGCTCCGGGGCGGGCTCCTGCTGGAGGTTGTTGATGCACACGTTGAGGAGGGTGATGGTGTCGCCGAGGTAGTCGTACTCGCCGAGGCCGGTGGCGGGGATCCGGAGGGGGTTCATGCCGCCACCTCCTCGGTCGGGGGCCACAGCTCTCCGATGGTGACGAGCAGGGCATCCGAGTAGATGGCGTGCCCCTGGCCGGCCAGGTCGTACACGAGGTGGGTGACGGCCTCTCGGGGGAGGGCTCGGCCCGTCAGGGCCTCTGCCCGGCGGATGAGTTCCTTCTCGGCTTCCGGGATGCTGGGCCAGGTGTGGCGTTTGATGGTTCTGTCGGCGGTGGTGTTCATGCCAGCGCCTCCCGGGCGGGAGCCGGCAGGGCGAACAGGGTGGACTGGATGACGCCCTCACGGATCAGGCGCAGACGGATCGCCTCCAGTCCGACGGGGGTGATGTAGGTGGTGGCGCGGGCCTTCCCGTTGGTCCTGTCGGTGTTGTAGGTCTTCACCGCGAACCATGACGCGGTTTTCGGGTTCGCGTAGGGCTGCCGTTTCCTGGGGCCGTGGGGGATCAGCAGTTTCGACGTGTACAGCCACTCCCACAGGCGGCGGTGTTTGACGCCGAGCAGGTTCGCGGCGGTGTCGACCAGGTAGCATCCCGAGCCGTTGAGGAACTGGTCGTAGCCGTCGGCCTTGCGCTGGTTCTTCTCGGCGTGCTTCACGGCGGCCTCGAGCCCCTTGGCGAGTTCGGACAGGTAGGCCAGGTTCCTGGGCGAGAGTTCCGACAGGTCCGGCTGCGGGGCGGATGGCGTGGTGGCGTAGGTGCCGGTGCGGCGGATCGCAGGGAGGACCTCGTGCGTCACCCAGCGCTGGAATGCGCGGATGGCGGTGCGGCGAGATTCGTCAGTCATGCGACCGGTCTGGCGGGTGACGATTGCGCGGTACATGCCGGCCTCGGTCACCGTGGCGATCTCCTGCTCGCCGCCAGGGGTACTCACTACACGAGTACCCTTTTCGTCCTCGTCGAGGTGGCGGGTCATATTGGCGGCGTCGCGGTGCCCGAGCTGCTTGGCGAGGTCGGTGGCGGCGATCTCGATTGCGGCGCCGTTGACGAAGAAGCGAATCTCTTCGCCTTCGTAGCTGAATGGGGTAATGTTGGACATGGATTAGTCCCTTTCTTTGGGTCGGCCCCGGCGTTCCTGCGCCGGGGCTTTTTCTGTTTGGGTCAGGCGTCGAGGGTGAAGAGCTCGTGCATGGGGGCGCCGAGGGCGACGCAGAGGTGGGCGATGAAGCGAGGCCCCGGCTGCGATACGCCGCGCAGTACTCGGGAGACGCTGGATCGATTGACGCCCATGGCTTGAGCCAGGGCTGTGTCGCTACCGAGCCCTCGCGCTTCCCGCAGCGCTTGCACGACGTCACGCCTGAGGCGGATGGAGGTGCTTGCCGGTTTCATGATGATGAGCATAGTTGTTGGGTGTGCGCACACGCAAACTCAAGATGGTAACAATTTTGTAACAACACTCCGCCCGGATGGGGCTCAATGGTGCCCGGGTCGCCAACCGTCGTTGTCACGACGACGGTTGGCGGCGGCCGACGGGCCCTACCGTTGCGCCGGCGCAACTGACCCGGCAGGATGAGGGCATGACCTCCGGGATTCGTAACATTGAAGACATGGCCTGGTGGGCATATGTGCAGAAGCGAGCTAAGGGGGAGTCGAATTCGCGGATCGCGCAGGCGGTCGGCGTCACGCCATCTTCCGTGAGTCGCTGGGGTAGCGGATCCATGCCCGATCCGGCGCAAGCCGCCGCCTTCGCGCGCGCCTACGGCAGGCCGGTGCTCGAAGCCTTCGTGGCCGCGGGTTTCCTTACTCCACAGGAGGCGCGGGAGCGACCCAGCACTTCGCCGTCGGTCGACGACCTAACCGACGAAGAACTGCTCGACGAAATTCGCAAGCGAATGCTCCAAGGGCGCTCGGAGGGGGCGGCGATGCACGCCGCCCGGGAAGTGCTGGGGGACTCCCGCACACTTGCCGCGCCTCGCCCACCGAGCGTGCAGGAGCTGAAGCAGCAGCGGCTCCTGGAGCAGGCGCAGCCTGCAACGTGGGCTGCCGACGACCGCTCCTACCGGGCGCAGTACGAAGACGACGACTGGGAGCCGCGCTGAGCGGTGCCGCGACACGCCGCGCGACCAGGCGCTTTGCCGCGAACCGTCGGCGTGTCGCGGCAGATGGCCGGGACTGGGGCTATTGTCGGCCGATAGGACGACACGGCAGTCGTCCCGATGAGTAAAGCCTCAGGAGGAGCGGTGTCTGCACCCACTGGACAGCAGGCCCCTGTCGCGCGCAAGAAGAAGCCTCGTTGGCGAATCTGGGCGCACGCCGCCAAGGTCGTTCTGTGGCGTCGCCGCGCCAAGCTGACCAAGGCTCTGGGGGTGCTCGCGCTCATTGCAGCGGTCTGCGTGGCGGCGTCCTACTGGTCCGCGAAGGCGAGCGCCCCGGGAGCGGCCGCCCCGACCAAGGGCCCCATGGAGCAGGTGGCGGCATCCTGTGGCGTCAGCGCGGCCTCCGATGGGCAGTCGATCACAATGCGCACAGCCGGCGCGAAAACCTCCGGCGGGAAAAGCGTCAAGGACGTGGCATGCGTGCTGGTCGGGCTGGGGGCCCCTCAGCACATCTACAGCCTGATCGACGCGACCCGCGCACTGGATGGCATGCAGACCGAATCCTGGGGGGATTATGTGGCGCGCTGGACATATCACCCGGACAACGGACTGACCATAGTGATAGCTCACAAACCGAGGTGAATTCCGAGCTGCCGCGCCGTTTCGGCGCCGAGGGGCGCGTCGCCAGCTTGCCGGGGTATCTGCAACTCGTGTGGGTTAACTGTGCAACCAGCGGGCTTTCGACCCGCTAACTGGGTATCGTTAACTCATGTCAACAGATAGCCAACAGGTATCGTCGCTGGCGCGAGCGGTCAGCGCAGACATCCGGGCGCGCCTGGGGGCGGAGCGCCGCTCGGGCAAGTGGCTGGCGGAGCAGATCGGGCTGTCGCAGAACTACGTGGCCAAGCGTTTGCGCGACGAGGCCCCCTTCAACTTGGATGACCTTGCCGCCATTGCGGAAGCATTTGGTATCGCGCCCAGGTGGATGTTCTGCGATTGGGGGCGTGATTCATCCGGCCAATGATGGGGCAACGCTCCCGGAGTCCATCCGGCAAGCAGAATAATGACAACAAAACGAAGGAGAAGGGATTGCGGCGAGGGCGCTGCTGATCGATGACTGGACGTATCACACCGCCCGGGTTCACAAAAAGAACCGTTAGGACTACCAGCCGAGCAGTGTCCTGGGAATTGACGTGCTGGATTTCGTGAAGAAGGCCCTTCCAGTCGGAGCGTTTTCCTACAAGAAGGAGAAGCAACGGCGGATGGGCGTGTTGCGAAATTCGCCATCGGGGATGGAAAACTTCCCAGGGTGCAGGCGGTGCTAGATGATCAACTGGATGACAATGATTTCATAAAGTGCTGCATTGAGAATGCTCAGAGGGTGTGCGATCAGGTAGGATTGACCTATCAGCCCGAATGGGTTTCGCGACTTCAGGAGTGAGGTGAATCATGGCCGGTTTCTTTTCCGACTACTGGCTGGCCCTGACGGACGGGCGCAATGCATGGAAGATCGTCGCGGGGCATGTTGTTTTACCAATCGCTCTAGGCATCGTCGCCCTGTTGGCCGATTCCCCAGTGGCGAAGTCGCAGGTGATCAGCGTCGTCTCGATCCTGGCGGGCCTCCTGTTCTCCATGCTGGTTCTACTCATCGATCTCCGGGGACGTGTGCGACGCGGGGAGGACAAGCGCGCCGCCCCAGGGGACCGCGACTGCCTCAACCTTGATTACGCCTACTACGCCACCAGCTACGCGATCGCCATCGGCTTCCTTGCCGCAGGCCTCCTGCTCGTGCAGGAACAGGTTTGGGATCCGCTTCCCGTGTGGGCGCGGGCAATCTCCAACTGGGTGATCTGCGCGCTCGTGATCAACTTCGCGCTGGCCGTGATGCATTGCCTGCGTCGGCTGCGCCGCTGCTACGAGGTCTTCGGGAAAGGCAATCGCTGACCCCCGGAAATTGTCACCCCCAGCCGTCACACTTTTCCGCATGGCTTACGACCCGTGGGGGGAGGTCCCGGCCGGATGGTCGGTGGATTTCGCGGTGATGCCGGTACGAGGAATGTGCCGGTGGTCGAGGAGACTGATCCTGCTCGACATCAGGCTGAGCGGGGTCGAGGAGCGTTGCACGCTCATGCACGAGATCGTGCATGCCGAGCGCGGCCCGTTCCCACGCTGGGCGACCGCGCGCGAGGAGGCCGCCGTCAATGCGGAGGCGGCTCGTCGCCTGATCCCGCTTGACGCCTTGGGGGAGGCTCTCGCGTGGTCGCTGCACCCCACGGTCGCTGCGGAGGAACTCGACGTTGACCCGCCAACGCTGGAGGCTTTGCTGCGGAACCTGGCCGCGGCCGAGGTCGAGGCACTCCGCCGGCGCCTCCAGCACCACTTCGATGGCCCGTGAATCCGTTTGGTCAGTGCCTGCTGTCATGCTGTCCCTGTCGGAAGGGGCGTGCGGTGGCGGTGCAGGATCTGTGGATGGGTGCCGGCAGGCGGCGGACGGCCAGATACGGGCGCGGCAAACGGTGGCGGGTCAGCGTGCCCGGACATCCCACGAAGGCGTTCGCGGTCAAGGCCGACGCCGTCGAGTGGGAGCGGCGGCTGTGGCAGGAGCCAACCGCGACGGGGGAACGACTCACGATCGGCGCCTGCGTCGACACATATCTCGCCGGACGGGCCAATCTGTCCGCCGGCTACGTATCCGCGCTGCGGGGAGCCGCGCTGCACGTCCATGCCCGCTGGGGCGCCATGCAGGCCGCCAAGGTTCACGCGTCCGACGTGCAGGCGTGGATCGCGGGGCTGATGACACAAGAGGGCCGACCGATGGCACAGCGAACCCGTGCCCGGGTGTTGCAGGTGCTGCGAGGAGCGCTCGAGGTTGCCCTCGACAAGGGTGCCATCGTCGCCAATCCTGCCGGCTGCGTGAAGCCGGGCAGGGGTGCGCAGCGCACGCCCCTGTTCCTGGGCATCGAGGAACTCCGGGACCTGGCGAGCGCGGCGAGCGGGTACGCCCCGATGATCTGGCTGCTCGGCACCACCGGGGTGCGCCTTGGCGAATGCGGACGGCTCGACGTCGCGGACGTGAACGTGGGGCGCGCCAGGCTGGTCGTCAGACGCGCGAAGTCAGGCAGGGGTCGGGAAGTGCCCATCCCTGCTGCGGTGCTCGCCATGCTCGACCTGACGACCCCCGGCCCCCTGTTCCGCTCCCCCGGAGGTCGCCGCCTGGACACCGACAATTGGCGGTCCCGGGTGTTCCATCCCGCCAGGGAGGCGATCGGGAAACCTGAGCTACGCGTCCATGACCTTCGGCACACTGCGGCGTCGCTGATGGTCGCCTCGGGGGCCACCGTGAAGGATGTTCAGGCCGCGCTCGGGCACGCCTCGGCGGCAATGACCCTCAATGTGTATGCGCACCTGTTTGACGGGCATCTTGACGAGGTCGGGGAGCGCATGGGGCGCCTGCTGGGTGACGCCCTCGGGGGCGGGTGA